GCCAAGGGTTACCAGGGCTCCGCCCCAGGCGATGACGGCCCGCTGACCGGCGGCGCGGCACCGCCGTGCATTTTGCAGACGGTGCCGCCGGGGATGGGGTAGCGTTTGCATTGGCCCCCGCGCCGGTTACGGGCTTTGCAGCGCCTACGCGGCTTCTCCTGCTGCTGCGTCATTCTCCCTCTCCATCTCTGCCACTGCCTCCTGTAGATCTATAGATACGTCTACGTCGCCGAGGCGTTTAGCGGCTTTTTTCCGGTCACCCTTCACGAAAACAAGGATTTCCTGGTGCGTGCGGGCTAGTACCCGGGTTTGTTTGAACTGCTTGGGTGAGCGGAGCGCGGCCGTGCCAACCTGAGTTAGCAGTATCGCGTCCTGCACGTAGGTTAGCCCGGCGGCTTCTGCAGCGTTCAGCATGCACCGGTGCATTGATAGCAGCTCACCTTGCTTGTTGCGGACGTTACCGACGATGAAAACGGCGAACCGGTCTTGCCGGAGAACTCGGGCGACCTCACGCATGGTTTTCACCATTGAGGCGTCGAACTCTTTGGGTGACATGGTAGAAAGGTCGTCCGCTAGATCGCTGTACACTTCTAGGTCGTAGTAGGGTGGGCACCCTATAACCATGTCGGCGGAGCTGGCCGCGCGGGCTGCTAGCGTTTTCCGTGAGTCACCCACGACATAGGTGGGGTCGCCCGCCCACCCGTCATAGTTGCCGCGTGATTCTTCCACCTGGGCGCGGTTCTCGTCTACCTGCTCCTGCCGCAGCTCATGCCCCGTGTAGTGGCGGCCCATTGCTGAGGCGACGATGCCGCGTACTGATCCACCGGCCCAGGGGTCGGTGATTTCGTCGCCTTCGCGGGAGAACCAGCGGTAGAGGATTTCGCATAGTGCGGCGTCAAAGGTTGATGTGCCGCCGTCTACCTCGTGTAGTTTTTCGGCGAACTCGCTATCTAGGATTTCCTGGGTGGTGAGTTTCTTACCGGTGGCCTTCTCAGCGAGGTTTTTTACCTCCATGAAGTTTGTGTACCGGTAGTGCGGGGCGTCGCTTAGAAGGCCCTCTGAGCGGCCTGCGACGGATTCTATACCGCTGGCTGCCCACGCCTTTTTACGGGCCTGCCATGCCCCGCCGCGCGCCGATAGGGTGGTGAAGGGGGGGGGTACCGAACTGCTCTTCAAGGCTACCGCCCTCCGCGTCTTTCTCCGGCTCGATCTCTTCGGCGATTTCTTCTAGATCGGCCCGCAGCTCGTCCAAATCATCCAGGTCATACCCGGTGCCTACGAGGTCGTCCAGATCATCTAGCATGTCAAGGAGCGCCTGCGCGTCATATTCTGCGAGGTCGCTTGTGCGGTTATCGGCTAGGGCGATGCGTTTAGCCTCGCTATCGGTGATGTCTAGGACGATAGCGGGGATGGATTCTAGCCCGAGCTTCTGCGCGGCTTGCACCCGGTGGTTACCGGCGATAACCTCCATCTCGCGGCCGGTGTGCGTGCCCTTGTTGATGATGACCGGCTGGTAAACGCCGTTGGTCTCCATTGATTCGGCTACGGCGTCGATGTTGCCTCGGCGCGGGTTGCCCGCTAAAAGCGCAATGTTTTTGAGCGGGATTTCCTGGATTTTGAGTTTGTGCGTGCGCATGCTGCCTCTCCGGTCGGGTCTCGGTATGCGGGTGTTGGCCTGTTTCTGGGTCTGCGTTGGGTTTGGCGGGCGTGGTGGCGCTCTATCGCCCGCGTTATGTCCCGGTCGGTGAGCGCGCGTATCTCTGCGTCGTCGCTGGTGTCGCGCATCTGGAATGCCCGGAGGATGTCGAATAGTGTTGTGTCGCTCATGGTCTTTAAATTGGTTTGGCCCCGCACACGTGTTGTGTGCGGGGCCTGTTTTGGTGTAAAAAAATGCCCGGGTGCTCCCGGGTTAGTGTGCGCCTGGTGTACCCGTCGCTAGGGTACAGTTGTGCCTGCTAGGGACATGATAGCAGTTTTCGTTTCGCTATTCAAATTCTCTAGCCCGGTGATTCCGTGCGCGGTGTGCCCGCACCCGTCGGCACCGCAGGCGATGGTGAGGCGCGGCCCGTCCAGTGTGATAGTGAGCGCGGGGGTAACGACCCGCTCCCCCTCACTGTTATGCCTATACACCTGCTCAGCCCCGCACATTGGGCATACACCCTCTAACGGTACTTTGATGTGACTGAGTGCCCGTATCCGGTCGCACCATTCCAGGGCCTCGGCTAGGGCGTGCAGGCCGGGCGTGTTCGCCGCCCAGTATTTCACCCGTGTTTTCCTATCGGCCGCCCGCATATGGTGTGAGCAGGCCCGGTTCACCTCGGCGTCGATGTCCTGCTCTATCTGCGCGGCGTCTAGGTTGATGGGTGATGATGCGCCGCCGCCTCCGGCGCCTCCCCACCGGCGGGCTGTTTTCGCGTCTGCCAGCTGATCTAGCAGCGGCATTTCGGTGATCCGCTCCCCGCCGGGTAGGGTGATGGGTGCGCCGTCGCATAGTGCGCGTATTGCTTGAGTGAGTGTTTTCATGAGCTGTTTTTCCCTTGCTGAGTGATAGGGAAGACCCCGGGGTATGCTCCCCGGGGTCTACTGTTTACTATTTGGTTACCGGTTCGTGTAACCCGGCCATGACTATCGCGTTTTCATAGGCATGCAGCCAGTTCTTTGCGCGTTCTATGTCTTTTTTCGCCTTGCGTAGCCTCGCCTTATTTTGTTTTATATTTAGCTTCGCTTGGCGCTTGGATTTCTTCGCTTCATCTAGGATGTATTGCGCCCCTAGGTATTCGCGGATCAAATCGGGGCACGGGTAGTCGTCTGGGTTCGTGTCCGGGTCTAGCATTCTGTTTCTCCCTTTGTTGAGGTGGTTTCCCATATTTCGTTTGAGTTCAGCCGGTGCTCCCGGCCCATCCTGTCGTGTACCACGACCAGCCGCCCGCAGTGCAGGCACGAGACGACCAGGCCCCGCCGCGTCGCGTAGTGAAATTGCGGCATGTGCAGCGTGTCCGGTAGGTGCTCGTTTACTCTCGGCCACATGCTGAGCTGCGGGGTGAGTGCCCCGGGGTAGGGGATGATGCTCCGCCGCTGTGGTGTGAATAGTTTCCGTGTCATGCGTTCACCGCCTGCCCTAGCCGCTCACGGCGGCGCGCAATGAAATAGTTCAAACCGTAGGCTTCGGCCGCCTGCTCGCCCGTCAAGGCCACCTTTTTAGGCTTAGGCCCGGTCTTAGCGCGCACGCTTTTCTTTTTCCGCAGGTACCTTTCGCGGGAGTATTTCGCGGCGCTTTTGCGTTTGCTACAGTTGATGCACCCGGCCTGGTATTGGCCGTGAGGGCACCCGCAGCCGACGCAGAGGCCGTTATTCTGAGGCTTCCTCATTTCCCACCCTCCGCATCCCAGGCGGTTACTTGGTCTTCATCGCCTATTTTTTGCGCCCAGTGCCCCAATTCTTCCACTAGCTCGAAGAGGTTAAGCACATAATCAGCACCGTAAGAGAATGCATCTTCTGTGCTAGTATCAGCAGCCGCGACTATTTTCTGGTACGGGTCGCTATTGCTACCCCATAGAACAACTTGTAATACCGCGTGCATTGCCCGTGAGTGGATACAGTCGAGGTTACGTATTTTCTGGCTTAGCTTATCTGCCGTGATAATAACACCCGGGTAGGTGCATTTTTGGGGCGGCTGGTAGGCTAACTGGTTAGCGTACCGGCTTAGACAGTCGGCGGCTTTCAGGAAGTCTTCACCGCCGTTCTTACGGGGTGCACGCCACACATATTTGAGAGCCGACCCGAGCCAGAACGGCAGAGGGGTTACGATCATGTCCGGTGTGATTCCGTGGATGGGGGCGTAGTGCCCGCCTTTGAGCTGAGGATTTTGTAATTTCATTGTGCTGTCCCTCTAGGTGGGGTTTAATTTGGTGTTTCCTTTTTGTGTCCCCCGGCTGGGTTTTTCG